ATTGAAGAGATATCTTTAAGACTTGCTGACGGCATGGTGGATGTTGAGTTAGACAGAGCCCATTACGACATAGCAATTAATAAAGCAATTCAAAAATATCGTCAATTGAGCAGTGGTAGTGTAGAAGAGGCAGTTATTTTTATACAAACTACAGCAGGTGTAGTAGAATATACCCTTCCAGATGAAGTAATTGATGTCAAACGATTATACAGACGTGGCATAGGCACAAATAGTGGCGGCGGCACTAACTTTGACCCATTTGATGTTGCATTTAATAATATGTACATGCTACAAGCAGGGCAAATAGGTGGACTAGCAGTATTTGATGCATTTGCACAATACAAAGAAACTATTGGTCGTGTGTTTGGTAGCGAGTATAACTTTACATTCAACAGAAACAGTAAGCAACTTACTATATTACGAAATGTAAATCACGCAGAAGATATTGCTGTAGGCGTTAACAACTTTATACCTGAAAGTGTATTAATTAAAGATGTGTATGCAAGTGATTGGTTAAGTAACTATGCATTGGCACAAAGTAAATTAATGTTAGGTGAAGCAAGAAGTAAATTTACAGGCGGTCTTCCAGGTCCAGGCGGATCAATACAATTAAATGGTGACGCTTTGAAAAATGAAGCACTTGGTGAACTAGAGCAATTAATATCTGGCATACATAATATGGAAGAAGGTAATTCGCCTCTAGGATTTGTTATAGGTTAATCCACACACTACAGGAGACAGCACAGCATGAGTGATTATCATCACCAACTACCCGCTACAGAATTAGATCCTGTATTCCAGTTTGCTAGAGATACATGGACTAATAGTTTTGACCGTTTTTCAGGAGACCCTGGAGACATAGACGCATTTAATCGTGACACAGGCAACGACATTTTCATTATCCAACATCAGTTGGGTGAATCATTTAACGGACACACATTAGATCAAAATATTCCTTATTTTGTTTACTTGTGGCGACCAGGTATCCGTAAAAAAATGAGAAAAGATTTTGAAAGACTTCTAACTGTTCCTGTACATCAAATAACAATGCTTAGTACACCAGCCCAAGCAGAATATCCCTTTCATTATGAAGGCATGGAATACACGCAGTATTCACCGGAACATTTTAGAGAAGAAGTATACAGATCCAGGCGGTCTGTGAATCTTAACTATCCAGTCTCGAATGCAGACTTAACTAACAGCAGAGTCGAATGGGCAACACCAACAGAAAAACTACACAATCTCTTAGTTGACGGGTACTCGAAAATTTTAACGCACTCGGATCAAAACACAGACCAAGCATATATAAAAAGTCATATAAAAATGAATAACATGGTGCCTGAAAATACTGAAGGGTTGGAAGAATCCAAGCGAGTATTATCTGCTATGCATGATAGTGGTGAAGGTGTGAGAATTAAATCACACCAAGCAATGGTATACGAAGATGATGCGGATAAGTTATCAGAGTTACTTACACCTGTTGACGAGTACTGGGGCATGGATAAGCCTACATTAATAAGAACTAATGAATGGCATAGAGTGGACAACACTCGAAATACAGAGCAACGTACTATGGGTGTGATAAGTTTTCCACCAGAGATTACATTCCAAGAATTAAAAACTAAAATGCTTAACAACGAATTTTTAAAATGAGTGACCATCATTTTCAATTACCTAGCACGGTATTAGATCCTACGTTTCAATTTGCCCAAGATTGTTTTATGAGTAGTTATGAACGTTTTACTGGAGATGTTAATGCATTTAACCGTGATAACAATAACGATTTTATTATTAATCAGCACCCCACAGGTTTTATATATCTATGGAAGCCAGGGATATTAAAAAAGTTACAAAGAGACTTTGGTAAACATATTACAATACCTCTTCATTCCATAACAATGTTAAGTACGCCAGCAATGACCAATTATCCATTCCATCATGAAGGCATGGGATATACATCTTATGCAACAGAAAACTATCAACAAGTTGTGCGTCGAGCCAGAAGGTCTGTTAATCTTAATTACCCTGTAACTAAAGCAGACCTAACCAAAAGCAGAATCGAATGGGCAACACCCACAGAAAAGTTATTGGAATTAGTAAAGGCAGGATATAAAAACATAGTGTCTGATGCACAAGAGCAAACGCAGGAATATATTGAGAACCAAAAAAAATTACGTGAAACAGAACATAGAGGATCTGATGCATACATACAAAGTCATGTTTCAGTTCATGCAGAAGGAATGAATAACGACACCGCTAATATTTTATCTGCTATGCATGATAGCGGACAAGGAGTTCGTATTAAATACCACCAGGAAATGGTGTATGAAGAAGACCCAACTGCATTAGCAGAACTGCTTACTCCAGTAGACGAGTACTATGACATGACTGTGCCCACATTAATAAGAACTAATCAATGGCATAGGATAGATAACACTAAAAATCCTGAACAAAGAATAATGGGTGTATTAAGTTTTGATCCTGATTATTCTTACTTTGATGTTAAAAAATTAGTTATGGATAACGAGTTTATAAAATGAGCGACTACCACTTCCAGTTACCTTCGTCAGAACTAGATCCCATATTTCAATTTGCTAAAGATTGTTTTAGCAGAAGCTATGAAAGATTCACAGGCGATATAGATGCCTTTAATCAAAATGGAAATAATGATTTCTTTATAACTAAACATAGAATGGGTTACATATACCTATGGAAAACAGGTGTTATAAATAAACTTAAACGAGACTTGCAAAAAAAGTTGACAATACCAGTGCATGACGTTATAATTTTACATACACCAGCACAAGGTTTTTACCAATGGCACAACGAAGGAATGGAATACACTGAACATGCATCAGAGGAATACAGAACAGCCGTTAGAGCAACAAGGCGCTCTGTTGCACTTAACTATCCGGTTATTGACTCCGATTTATCTAGAAGTAAAATCGAATGGTCAGAGCCTAGCAGTAGGGTGGGCGAATTGTTAACTGAAGGTTATAGTAATATTTTAGATAGTATAGGAATGAATCCACCACAAGCAATGATAGAAAGTCATATAAAATTGCGTTCTGCTACAATGCCTGACTCGGATATTACTGATATGGCAGAGCTGTTGTATATAACACATGACAGCGGAGAAGGTGTAAGAATTAAATCAGGACATAGTATTGTATACGATAATCATGATGAGTTCCTTACTAAAGTAGATGAGTATTATGGAATGCCAGTTCCAACATTAATAAGAACAAATGCATGGCATAAAATAGACAACACAGAAGTATCGGAAGATAGAAATATGGGATCAATAAGTTTTGATCCGGATTATTCATACAACGATATTAAAACATTGATTATGAATAACGAGTTTATAAAATGATAATAGGAATAACAGGACTAATAGGATCAGGAAAAGATACGGTTGCAAATTTTTTTGTTGACAGAGGTTGTATTAGAGATAGTTTTGCATCACCATTAAAAGATGTGTGTGCATCTATTTTTGGATGGAGCAGAAAAGATTTAGAAGGCGATACACTAGAAAGTAGAGATTTCAGAGAAACACCTGATATGTTTTGGACACGCAAATTGGGTATTGCTAATTTTACTCCACGTCTTGCATTACAGTTAATGGGCACTGAAGTAATGCGTAATCATTTCCATGAAAATATTTGGATAGACAGTTTAGAATATAGAATGCGTAGTGCAGAAGCCAATCATCCTTGTGTTATTATTAGCGATACTAGATTCACAAATGAATTAGACTTAATCAAACGTTTAGGCGGAGTAGTAATTAATGTCGAGCGTGGTGAGAAACCTGAATGGTATAACACAGCATCTTTAGCCAATAGCGGACATGTACCCTCACAGCATATAATGAATACACGATATAAAAGTGTACATCTGAGTGAATGGAATTGGGTAGGATATGATTTTAACCACGTGATTTCAAACAATGATACATTGGAATCTTTACAAGCAATGGTAGATAGCACCCACGAATTAATTACATTGAACGACACAAAAAAATAAATCGTATTTATCAAAACCGTTCAGAAATCTTGCACCCCACTCCGTAATAATACCGATTATACGCTTTTTTGATAAATATCTGTATAATTAGATTCATATCAAAGGAGAATATAATATGGCTACATTAGTATCACCAGGTGTTTCCATTAGTGTATCAGACGAATCGTTCTATGCCGCGGCAGGAACAGGAACAGTACCGTTAATTATCATTGCTACCGCACAGGACAAAAATACTCCTGACGGTTTAGGTACTGCGTCAAATACTACTAAGGCTAACGCAGGTAAATTAAAACTTATAACAAGTCAACGAGAACTGTTACAAACATTTGGTAATCCAAATTTTTATTCCAGTGGTTCAGTTGCATTGAACGGGTATGATCTCAACGAATACGGATTATTAGCCGCTCACAGTTTCTTAGGTTTAGCAAATAGAGCATATGTTCTAAGAGCAGATATAGACTTAGGCGACCTAGAAGCATCAAGCACAGCACCTACTGGTGCAATTGCTGACGGCACTTACTGGCTCGACACAGCAAGTTCATTATACGGACTTAGAGAATGGTCAGGCACAGCATGGGTTAAGAAATCAGTTACAGTTGTAGATGCATCACAAATAGATTCAGGAACAGCAGGACCTAAAAGGTCAGTTGGTTTAAATGGCGAATATGCCGTTGTTGCTAACACAGCCGCAGGCGGAACTGCAACAGACGTAAAATATTTTGAAAAGTACAGCAATGACTGGTACCAAATTGGTACTACAAGTTGGAACACTACTACAAGTGGTGACTTCCAGTTTGCAAGTCATTTGAGCGTACCAACATTACAAAGTGATGGCGTAACGTCATTATCAACAGGCGATGTATTCATTCAAACTTCTACACCAAATACTGGTGCAAGTTTAAGTGTTAAGAACTACAGTGCATCAACTAAAACTTTCAGTACTGTAAGTACTCCAATATACGCTTCAACAGATGCGGCTTATACCAGTATTGGTATGGCAAACGTAACTGTTGGCACATTAGCGGCTGTAAACGGTTCTACTGAAGCAGAAATTGAATTAAAAAGACATAACGGTCAATCAACTCTTGTTGCAACATCAACAGCGGTAAGCGCCTTAGATGTTTCAGGTAACTCTAGTTTTGATATCGTTTACAATGGTACATCAGTTGTTGTAACATTGGCAGGAACCATTTCAGGTACTCCAGCAACCTCAACAGCCGATGATGCTATTTTTGACATCAACTCGGCATTAGCGGCGGCAAGTGTAACTGAAGTAGTAGCAAGTGAAGGCTCAACTGCTAACACAATAGTACTAACATCAAGCACAGGTAGAGACATTAAGTTACAAAGCAACCACGCAGACTTCGGACCAAGTTCATTAGGATTTGGAGCGGCGGCTGTAACTGTTGACGTTACTTACTCAAACTTTGCGGCACTAAGCTACGAAGCAAGTAAAACTACATTAACTGGAACATTAGCAGAAGGTACATACTGGTATGACTCAGCTGTTTCTAACACAACAATTGATATGTTAGAGCACAACGGTACTACATGGGTATCACTAACTAAAGACTTCCAGGCTAAAGCAACAGCACCAACAGTACAATCAGACGGAACTGTTCTAGTGGCAGGCGATGTATGGTTAGATTCAGATGATACTGAAAACTTCCCATCACTGAACAAGTGGTCAGGTACTGCATGGGTGGCAGTTGACGGAACAGACCAAGTAACAGCAGACGGTGTTATATATGCAGACTTTAGACAGTCTTCAGCAGGTTCATTAGACGCAGATGCTCCTCAGGCATCATTGTATCCAAATGGAATATTAGGATGGAACAAAAGAGCATCAGCTGGTAACGTAAAAGAGTACAAACTTAATTACACACCAAGCGGAACTAACATTGGTAATGTTTGGGTAGATGCTTCAGGAAACAAAGCAGACGGAAAAATGCATGGTTTAAGAAAGGCTGTACATAACTTAGTTAAAATTAAAATGCAGAGTGCTATAGCATCTAACGATGATATTAGAGCTGAAACAAATGCATTTAACGTTATTGCCGCTCCTGGCATGCCAGAATTGCTAGACGAAATGATTACCTTAAGCACAGACAGAAGAAATACTGCCTTTGTAATTGGTGATACACCGTTTAGACTTAAAGCAGACGCAACTAGTATTACTAATTGGTCAACCAATAAAGCAGTAGCAAGTGAAAACGGAGAAGACGGACTTGTTTCAGCTTCACCTTACGCGGCTGTTTATTATCCTAGTGCTTTAACAACAAACTTAGACGGAACTAACGTAGTTGTTCCAGCTTCGCATGTTGCTTTAAGAACTATTGCATATAACGATAACGTTTCTTATCCTTGGTTTGCTCCAGCAGGATTCCAAAGAGGATTAGTACAGAACGCTACTTCGGTAGGTTATGTAGATCCTACTTCAGGTGAGTATACTCCGGTAACTCTTAATGAAGGACAAAGAGATACATTATATCAAAACAAACTTAATCCTATTGCTTCTTTCCCAGGAAGAGGACTAGCAGTATTTGGGCAGAAGACTTTGAACCCAACTGCAAGTGCATTAGATAGAATTAACGTTGCTAGACTTATGGTTTACATAAGAGAAAGACTTGATGATATCGTTAAACCTTTATTGTTTGAACCAAATGATGCGGTTATCAGAATGAAAGCCAAGAACATTGTTGACGGACTGTTAAGTCAGTTAGTTACAACTCGTGGATTAGTAGATTATATCACAGTTTGTGATACTTCTAATAACACACCGGCTAGAATAGATAGAAACGAACTTTACATTGACATTGCAGTACAGCCAATGAAAGCAGTTGAATTTATTTACATTCCGATTAGAATCCAAAATACTTTGGGCCAAACTGGAAGTTAATAACAAAGAAAACGAGAGAAAGGGCTTAATTGCCCTTTCTTTTTGGATCTTTTAAAACTCTGTTTAATAATTTTGGGTACAATATGATAAATAAGTATTAACAATCATCCTAATATATATTTAGGATATATGGTTTAGGAGAATAAACAAATGGCACAAATTGAAAACAAAACGTTGGATAAGTTCGGAGTTCCAACTACAGGTAACACTGGTACTGGCATATTAATGCCTAAACTCAAATTCCGATTTAGAGTTATGTTTGGTGGTAACTTTGGAGATGGTGGAGATTCACTTACTATCACACAAAACGTACAAAACGTAACAAGACCTAAAATAGCATACGAAGAAGTTATGATCGACAGTTACAATTCAAAAGTATATGTCCAAGGCAAACATGCTTGGGAACCGATTACAGTTGTAATCAGAGATGACGTTAGAAACACAGTTGCAAAAGCAATTGGTTCACAGAATCTTAAGCAGGTTAACCATTATGACCAGACAACACCAGTTGCTGGATCAGACTATAAATTTGATATGCTAGTAGAAGTACTAGACGGTCAAACAGCAGACGCTACAGAGACATGGCAACTAGAAGGTTGTTTCATCACTCAA